CGAACTGATATTTAACTGGACTTCTTTGTATAGTCCCTCCGAGTGGATAGTGGAGAAGAATGCTTTCCAAGCCTTCCTTACCCAAGATGAAGGAATCAGACAGCACCTTGCCTCACGAGGAGTTCAGTTCAAAGAACACCATACCGGCTCAAATAAATGGGATGCAGGCTTTGGTGTTGCTTCAATGGCTACGCTCTTTGGGACTAAACAGTCTGACAACAAGCACCATAGAGACAACCTCATACATTTGCCAAGTGACCAAACTGAGAATGTTAAGGCACTTATCGAACAGTTAATCACGTGGACCCCCACCACTAAAGGTAAGACAGACTTAGTGATGGCCTTATGGTTCTGCGAGATCCGAGCACGTGAGATGCTCAACTACGGGCAGTACGCTACCCACCATATGAAGAATCCATTTTTGTCCAGAAAAGAACTGGGCAAGAGAGTAGTCGTCAACTTAGATGAACTACTAGCAGAGCAGAATAAAACATTCATCTAAGGAGATATCAATGGCAAGAAAAAATAACGAACCACAAAAACTTAGTCCTGCTGAAATGGCAAAATTGAGAAAAGCAATGAAAGACAGACAGCTTAAAATAAAAGAAAATATTTCAACAAAGCGTGAAGTAGAAAAGCCAAAGATCAAGATCACTGGTACCGCTAAGGCCGTTCCAGTCCCACCAAAGAAAACATTTAAGCCAGGTTCAATGGTAACAAGTTCAAAGAACGTTACTGTCAAGCCAGCAGCTGCAAAGAAGAAGTCACCATCACTAGCTGCTAAAGCAGCAGGTGCAGTAGGCAAGGTTGCAAGTCGTGTAAAGACAACAGCACGCGAAGCCCGCGATATCCCAACAGCAGTTGGTACAGCTGTAAGAGCAGCAGCAGACGGTAAGAAGGGCTTCCGCAAGGAGTACGCCGTAGCTGAATTAAAGAAGCAAGTTAAAGAAACAACGAGAGCTGCTAAGACTGGTCTAAAAGGATCAGCTGCACCTCAATACGGCAAAGGCCGAGGCAACCGTTAATAGTTTTACCCCCAGTTATTAGGAGTTCCATTGTTATCAGTTAAAGAGATTGACGCTAAACTAGCGCGTTTGCGTACCAAGTACGCTCCACGCGATCAGCGTATGCGCGACGTTCTTTCTGTACGCCAGGGAGACTTGTCAAAAGTTTTCCCCTCAATGTTCTCCGAGGACTACCCAAAGCCACTCGTTGCTAACTTCATTGATGTAGCAGCACGTGACTTGGCCGAGGCGAGTGCTCCGCTACCTTCGTTTAACTGCTCAGCAAACAATATGGTTTCTGACGCACAGCGCAAGGCGGCGGATACTCGTACTCGTATTGCTAACTACTACGTTTCATATTCCAATCTTTCATTACAGAACTACAAGAACGCTGACTGGTATAACACCTACGGTATGACTATCGGTATGGTGGAGATGGATTATGAGGATAACAACCCTCGTATGCGCCTACTAGATCCAACAGGGTGCTACCCTGAGATGGATCGCTTTGGTCGTACCACATCCCTTACCCAGTTGATTGTTTCCGATGCCGACACAATCGCATCCCAATATCCAGAATTTGCAGAACAGATCCTGAAGAAGAATAACTTCCAACAGGGATCTCCTTATATGACTATCATTCGTTACCACGATGCAGAGCAGGATCTTATCTATCTGCCACAGCGTAATAACTTAGTTCTATCACGTGTACCAAACCCAGTAGGCAAGTGCTTAGCACGTGTCTATGTCCGTCCATCTTTGGATGAGCAGGCACGTGGTCAGTTCGATGATGTGCTTTCAGTACAGCTTGCTCGTGCTCGCTTTGCTATCCTACAGATCCAAGCAGCAGAGAAGTCAATCCAAGCACCTATTGCTATCCCACAAGATGTGCAAGAACTTGCTTTGGGACCTGATGCTATTATGCGTTCTGCTAATCCGCAGAACATTCGTCGTGTTGGACTTGATCTTCCACCAGGAATCTTTACCGAATCCGGTGTCCTTGAGCGTGAACTACGTCTAGGTGCTCGTTACCCAGAGTCACGTTCAGGTGAGATCAACGCATCAATCGTTACAGGACGTGGAGTTCAGGCTCTACAGGCTGGCTTTGATACACAGATCAAGGCATCACAAGCACAGTTTGCACGCCTCTTTGAAGATCTTATCGGTCTTTGCTTTGAAGTAGATGAGAAGATCTTTGGATCTGTTCAGAAAACAATTAAGGGAACCGATGACGGTACACCTTATACACTCAAGTACATCCCATCACGCGACATCAAGGGTGAGTACGGAGTAGATGTACGCTACGGAATTATGTCCGGTATGGACCCTAACCGTGCAGTTATCGCATTACTACAAATGCGTTCAGATAAACTTGTTTCCCGCGATTATGTACGACGTGAACTACCGGTGGAGATCAATGTTACACAAGAAGAGCAGCGAGTTGACATCGAAGAGTTACGTGACTCTCTACGTATTGCTGTTGCTCAGTACGCTCAAACCATCCCTGCGATGGCATCGCAAGGTCAGGACCCTTCCTTGGCTGTTACTCGCATTGCTGAAGTCATTGCGGGACGTCAAAAAGGATTATCGTTAGAATCAATAGTGGAGAAAGCGTTCGCACCAGAACCAGCTCCACCAGCGCCAATGGCCCCAGAGATGGGTATGCCAGGAATGGCACCTCAAGTTCCAGCAGCAGGTGAGGCCCTAGCTCCTGCCTCGCAGCAACCTCCACAAGAACAAGCTGGTCAGGCCCCTGCTGCTGGTCAACGTCCTGATATAGCACAACTACTAGCCGGTATTACTGGCGCAGCATAAGGAAAGGAGGCGCACTATGAACAAAGGATCAAGAGCAAAGGCTTCAGTACAACCAGTAAAGGTTGATACAAAGGCTGGTTCAGTCAAAGGCGGCGAAGTAAAATTCGGATACGCTCCAGCTGCTCGTAAAGGCAAGAAGGCTTAATTCTACTGGAAGGTGTGCAGGGCGATGGATGATTACGACAAGGTTCCCCGCCCTGTACGCTGGACAGATATCTTAGTGATATTTACAGGTGCTATATATAACTTATCGCAAGTGATAGAAGCGTTCTTTGCAGAACTCTACGATTTAAGTATTTATCATTCTAAACAACAAACTAAAACAATGCAGGCGTGGGAAGATATGACCGCCGACTTAGAGAATTTACAGGAGGGAACAGATGGCTGAGAATCCTATGGCTGGCGTTTCAGGTCCTGGACCATATGCAAAGCGTACAGATATTGGAACCCCAGAGATGAAGATGGGTTCTATCGCGTACGGAGAAGGTGTTGAGACTGCCGATATTAAATCTGGCGCTCCACTTTCAAAGACTCCTGATGCAGTATCAGAGCCATCAGATAGATTGCGCCAAGCGCAAGCTCCAGTAACAGGACTGTTCGCAGCAACAGAGCGCCCAGATGAACCCATCACAGCAGGCATTGATCGCGGTGAAGGCCCAGGCTCTGAAGCGCTACGTATGAACAAGGTTACAGTTAAACTTTCAGACACTTTGGCACAGATGCTTCCATTTGATACTACAGGAGAAATCGCTGTTCTATACCAAGAAGCATTATCGCGGGGTAACTAATGGCTGATAATCTAAAAGCAGCCGCATACGCTGCTGGTTTAACGCCAGAACAAAAGCGTGAGATTGATATTCTTTCCAAGAAGATGAGTAAGCACAAAGAGCTTAGCAGCCTTCCAAATGATATAGCGCAGAAGTCTTACGATCAAATGCCTGTAGATCAGCAAGAAGATATGGTTAAAACCTTTGGGCAAGAAGATGTTATTGAGAAGCCAGGCAAAGGTTGGATGTCAGCAGCTTTCAAGTACAATCCAATAACCTTAGCCTTCAAAGGTGCTATTGAGGTATCTGAAGGTGTAACTCGCGCCTATCGCGCCCTTGCTATTCCACTATCACAAGGTCAACTTGGTTTTGCTTGGGATAAAGCAAATGATAAAGGCGACAAAGTTTACAACGAAGGCCGTATTGAAAAGGCTAAAAGCCTCTATGGTCAAGATGCAGTAGATGTTGCTATGCGTATCAAGTCAGGTGAAAGCCTTGCAGATATTGCAGCCACT